AGAATACGTATGCCGTTGGTTCCTATATAGAACAAAAAGTTCTCAATTTCCAGTAGGACAAGGGGGTCCTAACAATGTCGATTTCGGCCAATGGTTTGACCAAGGCGGAGACGTTAATACCCCACCAAATAGTAATGTTACTGATTTTTATCAATTAGTTAATAAAAATGTATATACCGTCTATAAAGAAGGTAGATTCACTTTTCAAATAGAAGTTATTAAAACACCACCAAATGGTGATTTAGTAACCCAACCCATGCAATCTAGCAAAAGCGTAGTACACAAGCATATAAGAATAGATTCAACTAAATATGTCGCCAAAGTATTAAAATACAATGACGACAGAGACGAGACCAATTTAGGATGTACCAACGACGCACTTTTTTGGACTTGTATATGCTCAAGAGCAGACAATGAAGTAATGGACGATGTTCTCAACATAAATGTTGCATTTATGACACAACTAAGATACACTGATGCTTAAATTAAAGACCCATCTCTTATCTCAAAAACTTTCCACCTATCAGCGCTCATCATAGAACGTTCCGGAGGAAAGTTAGAAAAAACACAAATATTAACTGGATTAAATAATTTTGACCCAGTTTCATATTTACTATTAAATATAATACCATTTAATATGCTTTCGCAAGCGGAATAGGATATCTTGTTTCCGGTATTCCTTGGAATATCAATAATAATTCCACCACATTTATCCATATCCGTATTATACACGTGATTGATAATGTCTGCTTTTTTCCCTTGGTCAATATATGTGCAATTATGTTTCACAATCATATATTTAGCAAAGGCACTTTTTCCAATATTACCGTTAGGTTCCCAAACCCAAGTTATAGAACGACCATCAGGGGGCGATAATATTTTTCTTTCAACTGCAACTTGCCACTCCCTTAATTCTTGTATTATGGCAATGGGTGTTGGATAACCGTATTCTTCATAATCGTTATCTTTCTTACAATAGTCTAGGTTCTGCTTCTCATTAGCATATGTTGCAGACCAATGTATGCCAGGATATTGTTTTTTCAATTGACTAAACCTATATCCTTTACCACGGGCAGTAGCAAACCCTTGCCAATGTAATCTGTTAGTCGTAGGGCATAATTCTCTACCAAAACAGAACTTTAAAAAAGTCGTCTCAAATCTCTTAATCAATTCACTTTGATTAGTAGCTTCATTAGGATAACAAGTAAATGCCCAATATTTTCTTTGAGTATCCTTGTCTTTTATGATTTTAGGAGATTTAGTATTACTTTCTCCTAAAATCTCAGATATCTCACACTTAATTGACATATTAATATAATTAAGAAAATAAATCTTTAAATAAAAATATCTAAATATAATTTTTATGTTATCGGAACCCCTATAATAGCGTAGCGAGAATTGGGGTGGAGAAACTCACCCGTTATATATCCCATATATAACCGAATTACCTTTAAATGACTTTTATAAAATCATTTAAAAAGATATTTTCTATTATATAGTATATGCCAAAATCCGGCGGTAAAAAATCAAAAAAAACAGTCTACAGCAAAAACACCAAAATAAAATCATACAAAGGTAATGCAATTACCATTGATACAAAAGACCGCAGCGGATTGTCAATTCGCGAATATAAACAAATAAAAAAGATGATGCCTAAAATAGAGGTAAAACTGGGGCCAGTAACGCAGAAGATGTGTTGGATTCCTATGCCTTTTAATGCCAGTAATTTAATGTATTCATTTCCAATTATTGGCGCAACAGATAATACCGGAAGTGGTGGTGCCATGAACGGTTCCGATTTTCTAATTAGTAGGGGTACGGGTTCGGGGCAACGAATAGGCGACAGGATCGCGCCGCGATCCGTCATAACAAATATTCATATTTCAGTTAACCCCACGCATACCAGTCAATCAATACCGGCAGGAGAATACGTATGCCGTTGGTTCCTATATAGAACAAAAAGTTCTCAATTTCCAGTAGGACAAGGGGGTCCTAACAATGTCGATTTCGGCCAATGGTTTGACCAAGGCGGAGACGTTAATACC